GTATCGAGAACTGTACTTGGATGAGATTTTGACCGAGCAAGCCGAAATCAGCTTCAAGGCTGGCATAAGGGAAGTGGTGGAGTGGGTAAACGGACACTTGGTTGATGGGGCTATATTTGCTGACCCTAGCTTATGGTATCTGAACAAGAATCATTGGCAAGCCCAGTTGAAGGAATGGAGGATAAATGAGTAACGAAGTATTAGTCACAGAATGGTTCCAACAGTTAATCGAGGATTGCCTAACCATTGCCGTTGAGCGTGGTTTTAGGTCACGTTTGGAAACCATAGAGGGATATTACGAGATAGGCAAGCGGATACTACAAGACAACGCCAACTTTGAACGAAGGAAGATATACGGGGAACGACTTGTCGCAACAGTTGCAGAATCCTTGAAGTTAAGTGAGCGCAGTATCTATTACGCTATCAAGATTGCCGAGACAACCGATAATTTTGAGGAGTGGCTTAACTCTCTGCCAGAGGGCAAAAATATATCCTGGAGATTGGTCTGTCAGAAGTATCTAACACAGCCGAAGTTGCCTACGCAGGGAACACCGCCCGAAAAACAAACAGAGGAATACTGCCCCTGCCTTCAATGTGGCTCGGAGATTATGCCTCTAAAGTTGAAGTGCGGTCATTGTGGGCAGGAGTTCGAACTGAAGTCAGGGATGATAAGAAGGAGGTAAGGAATGAGAGAGATTAAACTTAGAGTATGGGACAAGGAAAATGAATGCTGGCTGTCATCTAGGATTCATTTAATCGGCCTTGATGGAACAATATGGCGGACATGTGCAACTGGTGATGAATCCCTAGACTCAAATAGATACATCCTTGTTCAATACACAGGACTCCACGACAAGAACGGCAAAGAGATTTATGAGGGAGATATTCTTAGGTTCAATAAATTAGTTTATGCCTGTTCATGGGAAAATCTGAAAAGTGGCTGGAATATAGGGGAACTTAATGCTGAAACCTCAGAAGTCATCGGCAATATCTATGAGAATCCCGAATTATTAAGTTAGCGATGGTTTGTTTAATAAGGGAAAAAGTTATTAAGTAAGCGTTTAATAATGAAACTTTGGGATACTCTTTCACCACTAAGTAAAGTGACTCTAGCACGGATTTACAAGGATAAAACGGGACTTGACTTCGTTCCACCCAAAGAGGACGAAAGGAAGATTCACTTCGAAGGTAAGCTGGAGAATATTGTGGAGATTGACAGGCTGATGAAAGAGAACAAGGGAGTGTGGCATGAGTAGATTTAGTTCTGGTAAAGCCTATAGTTTCCATTGTAAGAGGTACGAAATGTATGGTATCCCATTTTGGCGTATGGGCTGGACAGTAGATTTTTATGGAGACAGACTGCGTTATCCTCACCGTTACCATAGAGATACAGAAGATGAGAAAGCTGCTAGGCGATTCTGTAAGAGGCATGGGTTGGAGTTGAATGTCTGATACCTGCCGAGCCTGCAAATCCTGGCGAGACTGCCCGACTCCAGATCTGGCATGGTTCAGTTATGGGGACATCAGATGGTGCAAGTATCAAGTGTTTTTCCTTCTAAAGTATGCCCGGTATCTTCACGCCGGTATATGGCCGACTCCTGAAAGTACCTGTGAGACTCCCAAAAGACAAGTTTCCCACGATGCCCAATACGTCAACAGCGCAATAGTGATCGCCGAACTTGATTATAGGTTAGCGAAAACAGGTGACAAAGGCGACATCCTGGCTGCTGAATGTAGGGACCCCGAAGTGGAAAAGGTTGACTATCTTAGCGACAAGGCGAAGGACGCGCTCTATTATGTCGCGGGATGGAGACGGAAAGACCGGAGTTTTTCCCAGTGGTTGAAAGACCGACGTTATTACCGAAATTCCGATAAGCATATCGTAAAGGCAAGGATTTGACAAAGGTTTTTGTTCGTGCTATAGTCAAAATTGCGGGGGATAAATACGCCCTCATACGAGAGCCTAGTGGGATTTTCCCACTTTTAACGGCTCTCTTGTCATTTAAGCCACCTTCGGGTGGATTTTTGTTTTGAGGCACAGATGGACACACAATTATTCGAGATCGTGAAGTCAATCAGGAATAGATGCGAAGTTTTACTTCTGTTATCTGTCGCCTATTCTGAGACGGAAATTAAAAACATCATTCCTACGTTACTAGAGGACATTCACGAAGACAGCCAGGAGATTATCGAAAAGTATTGCATAGAGGAAAAGCATGATGCCTGAATGGGTTAAGTGGCTTTTGGAGACGGGAGCTTGCATTTTAATCTGTACCTCGATTTGTGCCTATTTAGACTATAGAAGACATCGTAAATAATGAGCGCAAGGCTTTTACCGAAAGTAGGAAGCAAAGAAGCTAGAGAATGGTGTGACAGGTGGGACTTATCAACTCACCTAGAGAAACTGGGCATCTGCGAAAAATACGGAGTTACCTACGGGGTCGGCAAGAATTTCAGAGTTTTTAATAGAGCCTCGCGTATCAAGAATGACTACAGACTTCCCCCGGACACTCCCCTATGGGAACAGTTTGACATCCTCATGCAGCTTAACAAGCTGGTGGCAGTCCATCAGGAAGTTCCTACTGAAATTAGCTTGGTTATCCCTACAAAGTTACCGATTGCCGTTGCTAACTTTTCCGATGAGCACGTGGGGGCTTTTGGAGTGGATTTAGAAAGTCTTAAAAGAGACTGGATTGCTGCCAAGAATGAACCTGGGTTATATCAGATTCAGGGTGGGGATGGTTACGAGAACATTATCCAAGCGTCAAAGGTGGGATCGTCCCACAATCAAGTCCCAATCTCGGTTCAAAAAGCCGTCTATGTGAATATGCTACGGGAAAACAAAGAGAAGATTCTATGTATGGGGGTGGGGCAGCATAACTACTGGACAGCATTATTAGAGGGTGAGGACTGGGATGCGGAGTTAGCTAGAAGGCTGAAAATAGTTTACACCAAGCATTATGCCAAGATAAACCTGAAAGTTGGCAATATGCTTTATGGTATTTTAAGGATGCACAAAAGCCAATTTAATTCTCAATTCAATTTAACTCATACCTGCAAGCAAAATCAACGGATGCACTCGCCAGATGCCCGGATTATCGTAGCGGAAGATAAGCACGTAGCCGATATGGAGCAATACCGATATAACGAACAAGAGTGCGTGGCAATTCGGACGGGTACTTATAAGGTTTATGACGATTACGCACAACAAAACGGATTTTTCGGAAGTCACGTATGTAATCCCACTGTAGTTTTATACCCGAATGAGGATAGGCTCGTAGGATTCAAGGATATGCACGATGCGATTTGTTATTTGCGTTACGTGAGAGAGAACAAATGAATGAAAGACGTAACCAACTAGCTCGAGAGAGATATACTCGAGAGGCAGAGAGACACAGAGCCTATGCACGCAAATCTTATTACAAGCATCACGAAGAGAATAAGCAGAAGGGACGTGAGCGAGGGCGGGAAAGGTATGCTCGAGATAAAAGCGGAGTATACGCACGAAACTATAAAAGTCATTGTAAGTTAAGACAGGAAGTTTTGGCTCATTATGGAGATGGGCGATTATCTTGTGTCCAATGCGGTGAAACTAGGCTGGCTTGCTTAACTATTGACCATATGAATGGGAGTGGGGCAGATGAAAGAAAAAACCTACCTAAATACAAGCGAACTGGCGTGGCCTTTTATCGCCATTTGAAGAAAATAGGCTATCCAAATGGTTATCAGACACTTTGCATGAATTGCCAATGGGTAAAAAGAGCCCAGAACAAGGAATGGAGTTAGTGAGGGGGAATAATGACTCAATGTGCTGACTGTGGCAGGCTTATTTGTTGCGATGATATTTACTGCTATCGAGGTAAAGATTACTGCGAAGCCTGCGTTAATACGATAAAGAATCTAGACACCGGAGGCCGATTTTACGGAGAGAAGATAATCAAGGATGAGGCTAAAGGGAAGTCCTGAATCAAAGATAATCCTATCCTGTGGACATCCGGTAACTGATATGGACGAAGCAGTACGTCTAGAGCTTGACGATAAGACTTATAGCTACCAGTGCAAGGACTGTGCTGAGAAGATGATGAAAGAAGGCCATGCGCGGATATATAAACAAACGGAGGTTACGAATGGATGTCCTTTTTGACGATGATGAATTGATTAGTAAACGATTCTCCTGTAAATGTCTCTTCCCCGGTCACGTTTTAGATGTAACCCTGGAATTGACAGACAAAGGGACTAAGGTAGTCGAATGTATGCTAAATCTTTATATGGACGGCAAGGCTCCGCTTAAATGGCGGTTAAAAGAGGCTTGGGGATTATTACTAGGAAAAGATGGCGAGTTGGGGGACTTCATTCTTCGGGAGCAGGATATTCCAGAATTGATAAAAGTATTGAGCCGAGTCATTCTCCCATATAGCACAGAAACAGTAAGTAATTATCCGACAACCTTTACTGAGGTTTGACATGGAGAGTAAAAGACGAATTTGTTAGCAAGTATGACTATCAATGCTCAAAGTGTGGGCAGGTCATTAAAGCTGGAACGCCTTATCTGTGGCTATGTCGTTACTATGATAGGTCGAAAAGGCCACACGTTCATAGGGTACATTCAAGTTGCATAAATAAGTTGCATAAATAGGGAGGTGCAAAAGCTAAATAATGAATGATTGCTCTTATAGAAGTGTATGCACAGACAATGGGGTGAAGTGTGGCAGTTGTGCCAATAACCCAAAGCGAAGTTATTATGTACCAGTTGAGCCATATTACCCTTGGTATCCCTACTACTACGTGTATCCCTACACAACTTGGGGTACAGCAACTGGTGGCATATCTACCACAGAGTCGCATTATGAATCTAAGTAAGGAGGTGCAAACATGCAAATCTGGTATGTAGCAACAGCAGCGTTCGGGGGAGCCATTGTAGCAGGTCTATTGGGATGGGCCAAGTCAGGAGAGCCTTTTATGGCACGCAAGTTTCTCGTCACTTTTCTGAGTGCTTTATTGGCCGGTGTAGGATTGGCCGTTACCTATCTCGCAACGGCTGAGCCTGTTACGCCAGTTATCCTAGGACTTGCAGTTCTAGCCGGTGCTGGCGTTGACAATGGAGTGAATCGCCTGACTGGTATCAAAACCGTGTAGGTAAGTCAGCTTGCTAGTGGCGGAAGATAGACGCTAGGTGCCGAAATATGGTTGGGGAGCGGTACAGCCCTCTTAAGAAGATCCACTTTACGGAGAGACCATATTTCGTCTCAAGGTGGGAGTCCTTGAGTTAGTAACATCATCGCGAGGAAGTGAAACAGCTTGCTGGTGGCGGAATCATTAAAGACGGCTGGTTTATCCCTCACTCTTGCTGGTGTCTCCAAATTTAGAGCTTAACCTTATCGGTTAGGCTCATCGGTTAGAAGGGTATTCTCCCAGTGGAGGTAAGACTAACCGAGCCAGCAAGCATCATCGCGGAGTAGAGCAGTGGTAGCTCGTCAGATTCATAATCTGAAGGTCGTTGGTTCAAATCCAACCTCCGCTATTAAAGGAAAACATGACTAATAAATTCACGCCTAGTCCTTTGGGAGCCATCAGGATCAAAAGCCCTAGCGGCGAAGTCAAACTATTTCAGGCAAACAGGAAAGACCGTAGAGCTTTTTTGAGAAGAAATAGAAAGGGGTTAATTAAAACATGACAAAATCAGACAGAATTTTATTGGTCGCAATCGTGGTTTTGTTAGTAATTATAATCGCTATGTTGAGGGTATAAATATGAAAGATATCGTCACAGTGACGTACGATACAAGCTGGGATTATGAGGTAGAGGGAACTTTAGATGTCAAAGAAACGATTGACGCAGAAGCAAGAGATATTCTGCCTTAAATACTTTGAATTGGGTAACGCTGGTGAGGCTGCTATAGTAGCGGGTTATGCTCCTAAATATGCTGCTAACAATACACCAAAGTTACTAAATAATACTAAAATCCAAGCCCGCATTGCTGAATTGCGTGCAGAAGTTAAAACCCCTGCCATAATGAGCGTTCAGGAACGGCAAGAAAAACTAACAGAGATTGCCCGGGCAAAACTGACTGACTTCATGGAACTAGGTCAGGATGGGTCATGGGTGAATCTCGGTCCTGAAACTCCTCTATCTAGTGCGATTCAAGAGATACATTCTAGGACAGAATACGATAAGGACGGCTCACAGCCTACCGTCTATACTAGTGTGAAGATACACGATCCCATGAAGGCGATAGACCTTCTTAACAAAATGGACAAAATCTATTCCGATGGCGCGCAGGTGAATGTAGATAATCGGAAGATAGAGATTGCCGTTTACGATCAACAAACAAAGCAACTGGTAGAGAGATTGATTAGTGGAGAACAGCCAGCAATTCAAACTCACGCGGGTATTCAGGGATAACGCACAGGCATACTATGATGGGAAGCGGAGGGCATTAAACGAGGGGGGGACAGCAAGTTCTAAAACGTGGTCAATCCTTCAGCTTCTTATCTTAATAGCGCAGAACACAAAAGCCTCTTTACTTATCAGTATAATTAGTGAATCTATGCCCCATCTCAAGAGAGGGGCAATCAGGGACTTCTTTAACATACTGGATGAATCCCCTAATAATAATCCTAAATACAACAAAACTGAGAATTGGTATTCATTCGGCAAGGGAAGGATAGAGTTCTTCGGTGCCGATGAATCGGACAAGGTAAGAGGCCCACGCCGGGACATCTTATTTCTAAATGAAGCTAATAACATCCCTTGGGAAACAGCCCGGGGGTTAGACATACGAACCAATAAGTTCACCTTCGCAGATTGGAACCCTGTTTCTAGCTTTTGGGCGCATGAATACTGGATAGGCCAGCCTGAGAATCAATACATTCATTCTACATATAGTGATGCCCTAGAGGTCATATCACAATCGGTAGTGGATAACATCCTAACCACTGCCGAACGTGACCCCAACTGGGCAAATGTCTATCTATATGGGAAGATTGGTAAAGTAGAAGGCTTAGTCTATCCCTTCTTTGAGCAGGAAGATACCTTGCCAAACGGAGACGTATTCTATGGGTTAGACTTCGGCTTTGCCCAGGACCCGACAACTTTAATCAGAAACGTCATTATTGGGGATCAACTTCATTCTCAGGAATTGATCTTTGAGACTAACCTGACAAACCAGATGATAGCCGGGAAGATGAAGTTATTAGATATAAAAGGCGAAATCTTTGCGGATAGCGCAGAACCTAAAAGTATTGAGGAGATTTACAGGGAAGGATTTAATATCAAACCCTGTCCTAAAGGCCCGGACTCCGTAGAGCATGGGCATCAGAAGGTTAGACAATACAAGCAGTTCTGGACGAAGGACTCACTTAACGCAATCAAGGAACAGAGGAACTTCAGATATATTATGGATAAGAACGGCAAACTAACAGAAAAGACGGCTCACGAATACAGTCATGCGATGGATGCGAGACGGTATGCCGTCATGAGTAAGACAGACTACAGGGGGTATGCTTTCGATGTATAGGAGACAATATGGCAATAAAAGACACCCTGCGTAAACTACTAGGATATAGGCTAGGTGGCGGTCAGTTCACGGAAATGGCTATTCCTCCAGGCATGAACTATCAAGGTTATCTTGAGGCTTATGGAAACATCGGCTGGCTGTTTGGCGCAGTGTCTTTGATTGCTAGTTCGGTTGCTTCGTCTGAGTGGGTACTATATCGGATGACTGGAAAGGGCGAGCGGGAGGAAATAGATAACCACCCACTTATTGATTTATGGAATCATGTGAATCCATTTCAAACGAGGTATCAATTCCTTCTTATGTTGGAAACTTATGTTGAACTTGTGGGTGAGTCTTTTATTGCCCTGAACTTCAATAGATTGAAACTACCCGCCGAGATGTGGTTAGCTCCGCCAGGGAATATGTCTATTGCCCCTTCGGCGACAAATTATATTGACCATTACGAATACACGAAAGGCGGAGTCAACCTAAGATTGGAAGTTCCCGAAGTCATACACATTATGAATCCTAACCCTGCTAATCCGTATAGAGGTATCGGGGCAGCAAAGTCTATCTCGGCTGACCTGGATTCTGAATTCTATGCAGGAAAATACCAGAATAAACTCTTTTATAATGATGCTACTCCGAGACTCTTTCTAGAGTTCCCTGATTTGCCCCCAGCAGAGGAGAGGAAGCGTCTAAGGGATGAATTCCTTGATATACACCAGGGATGGAGAAATGCCTATAAACCTGGCTTCCTGTGGGGCGGAGCAAAGGCGAACACGGTTTCCTTGACGGCTAAAGACATGGACTTTGCCGAACTAAGGAACGCAAGTAAGAAACTAATCTTAGGTGCGTACCATATTCCTGAATCTCTAATCGGTGCAGCCGAAATTGGGAGTCGTGCAAGAGCAGAAGCAGATGAATATATCTTCGCTAAATATACGATCAAACCTGCTCTACAGCGCATCAGAGAGGCTCTAAATGAGCAGTTGTGTCCCTTGTATGATGAATCCCTAGTCTGGGATTTTATTGACCCTGTTCCTGATGATGTAGAGAGGGAAAGGACACAGAATCGTGCTGACTTCCAGGCAGGGATTATCACAAGAGAAGAAGCACGGGTAGCCGCTGGATTAGACGAGAAGGCCGAAGGGACGTTTCTTTTACCCTTCAGTGTGGTAGAAGTGCCAGCCAAAATGCTCAAACTAACCGCACGTAAAGCTTGGGCCGACACTCAAAAGGACTCCTACTGGAAAACCTACATCGCCAAGACCGAAGGCGAGGAGAAGATGTTTATTACTTCCCTGAATAAGCTATGGGATAAGCAAGAGAAGGAAGTCGTATCGAACCTAAAAGATGCCAAGAAGCCAGAAGATGCCTTATTTAATCGAGGTACCGCGGAGAAAGAGTTTAACGACGCTATGAAGCCTATCATCGGAGAAGTGTTCAGCCATCATTACGGAGACGCACAGGGCTTAATTGCTCCTGAGAATCCGCATAAAGACTGGACGGGATTGAACGAGTTAGCTCTAGCATGGATTAAGGCACACTCGCTTGAACTTGCCAAGTTACTAAACGAAACATCTATTGAGGACTTGAGGAAAGTTCTTGCGGAAGGCTTTGCAGAAGGGGAATCTATAGACGATTTGACAAACCGTGTCCTGGAATACTACGGGAAGGCGAATAAGATCAGGGCGAGGCTCGTAGCGCGCACTGAGACGGTTGCAGCGTCTAATGAGGGTGCGTTACAGGGATACGGGGATGTGGGAGTAGAGGAAGTCCAATGGTACACGGCTCAAGATGAAAAGGCGGAAGAGTGCGAAGTATGCTGGCCTGAAAACAATGTCACATATAAAGTGAGCGAATCACACGGGTTAATTCCTGCGCATCCCAACTGTAGATGCTGCTGGATTCCTGTTGTCTAACGGAGGTCATATGATTAGAAAGGTTTTATCGTTTGAGGTCAAGGAAGTATCTCCCAGAGTTCTTGAATTCACCGGCTCGACGGAGGATAAGGATAGGGTAGGGGATATTGTTATGGCAGCGGGCTGGCAGTTGAAGAACTACAAGAAGAATCCTGTGTTTTTGTGGGCGCACCAGTATGATACTCCGCCTGTTGGCAAAGCTACGAAAGTCTGGGTAGACGATAACCGTCTTAAATTCCACATTCAGTTTGCCGAGCGGGACGAGTACGAGTTTGCCGATACGATTTATAAACTTTACAAGGGCGGGTATCTCAGAGCCACTTCAGTGGGTTTCATGCCTATTGAGAGCGAGCCAATGGAGATTAAGGATGAAGATACGGCCTTCCACACGCCGACACGCTACTTGAAACAGGACTTACTGGAATTAAGTGGGTGCCCAGTCCCGGCCAATCCCAATGCGTTAGCAGAGGCAAAGACTAAGGGACTCATCTCGGAGGACTTACTAACCGAGATCGCCAATGCGGAGATAGAGGACTTAACAGAAAAGCCTTATCCCAACGAACATTCTTGCCGTCTTCGCTCACCCGATGCGTTCCAAGAAGGAACATTCCGCAGGACGAAACGGGAGCATGAAGGCAAGGAATACAGCGTTATTCTAGGTAGATTAAAGGGGGAAGATACTATGACAGAGCAGGCTTACAGATACGATAAGAAAGCCTGGACTGCCAAAGAAGCCGGGGCACACTGTAAATCACATGACGGGAGTTTCGAGGCTGCGAGCGAGGAATCTATTTCTCAGGATCAGATAGCCGACGAGATTGATTTCTTAACTCTCATCTTCAAGGAAAACGAATTAAACGAGAAGAATATACAAGCAGCGTGGGCGTTGGTAGAGGAACTTATACGCCTATCAGGGAATATCCCTGCAAATATAGCCGAGAAGATCGGCACGAAAGTAACAATTCAAGTAGAGCCTGAAATGACACAAGAGGATATATCGAAAATCATACAGGATTCGATTGAAGCCGTCATAAATCAGGCAAAAGGAAAAATTTAGTGAGGTGAAATATGGAAATGACAAAAGAACAAATTGCAGAGCTGGCGACTAGCGTAGCTGAAAAGGCCGTAGCGCAACTCAAGGAACCTATCAGGAAGTTTCCCCTTGGGGAACAGGAAATTCCCGCAGAGTCTAAGGCTCAATTCAAGAGCTTCGGGGAATTCTTGAAGGTTGTCTCCGATTTCAAAACTGGACGGACAGCATTAGACCTGAGATTAAAGGTATTGAGCGAAGGCTCGGATTCCGCTGGTGGGTATTTAGTTCCGGAACAGTGGGCAGCTGGCATTGAGGCCAGGGCTCTCGAAGCTGCCATAGTGCGCCCCTTAGCTCGTAAAATGCCGATGACAAGCGATGTACTGAATTATCCGACGGTAACCGATACGACCCATGCGAGTACGGTTCATGGCGGAGTAGTTGCCTATTGGACTGAAGAAGCAGGCAGTAAGACTCCTACCTACCCGACATTCGGGAATGTAAAACTGATCGCCAAGAAACTGACCGGCTTTACCTATGCCTCCGATGAACTTCTGGAGGACTCGGCTATAGCATTGGAAGCTCTGCTCTTAGCACAGTTTGGTGGAGCAATAACCTGGTTTGAGGAAGAGGCTTTCTGGCAGGGGAATGGCGTGGGCCAACCATTAGGAATCTTTGTCAGTGGCGCCTTGCTAACACCCTTTAGGGCTGCAGTCACCGCAGTATCTCTGGCAGATCTGGGCAATGTTATGGCTCGATTCGATGGCAATTTTTACGCTCCTAGTGTGGCATGGGTAGCAAACAAGGCAGTATTGCCTCAACTAATTAACCTCGGAAACGCCGTTATTACCTGGGCTTCAATTGCCGGTCAGCGAGTCCCCGGTGCAATTTTGGGCATACCCCTCTACTTTTCTGAACATGTAGCGACGTTGGGCGCAGTGGGAGACATCGGGCTTTACGACTTCGACCAGTATCTAATCGGGGATCGCAAAGGACTCAGGGTTGACCGATCAATCGAATATCGGTTCTCTACCGATGAAACGACCTGGAGATTTGTCAAGCGCGTGGATGGGCAACCGTTAGTGGATTCTGCGTTCACTCCCAAGAGAGGGACAACCAAGTCTCCGTTTGTGTGCTTGGCTTCAACAACTGCGTAAAGTTTATGAGCAAATAGGGGTGAGGCCGACGACTTCACCCCTATCAAAATAAAAGCGTCAGGAGATTTAAGATGCACAAGATAGAACAGAATATGACAGGCAGTGATGGCATACCAGTAGCAGCGACTTATAGGACGGCTGGGGCCGCGACTGGAGTCGGGGTAGATATGGCGAAGTACAATAACTTCGCGGCTGCTATTACAGTCGCCGGGGCAACTCAGTGGCAAGGAGCTTTGACAGTATATATTGCCGAAAGCACAGATAATACCACATTCTCAACTGCCTATCTGGCCACAGCGACAGTGGCGACGGCCACAACTAATCAAGTGAAAGTTGTGGAACTATCCGCCGAGAAAATGAGTGCTGGATATAGATATCTGAGGGCAGAAGTAGCACCGGCATCCGGGACTGGCAATCTATACGCCGTAATTAACACGAGATTCAATCCAAGGTATGCACCAGTATAGCCGTAACCGCGAAGGCGTTTACGGGGGTATGGGGCTGGGGGTTCTTTCCTCCTGGCCCCTGGCCCCTTTTACAGGAGGGAAAATGATAGAAGTTTCAATACACTATCCTATAGGCAGATTAGTAGGTGAGCCAGCTAGTGACAAAGTTAGGTTAGAGTTCACCCTACCTAAGAGACCGTTCTTATTATGGATTGATGATAGGCTGGCAGAGTCAATTCCATATCCTAAAGGTTATGGAGTTGCATTTAAGGAATGGTTTACAGGGCGACTACTTCTTGCCCCTATGCCGTTCAATATCCTAATAGGTGGCCTTATCTGGGGCTATCATTGGCTTAGAATAGGTTTTGCTAGTTGGTGTTGGAAACACAGACCGGGAATGGTGAGAAGGGGATAGATACATGAATTTAGAAACAACAGCGAGAGAACTAGCCAAATTTCTAAACATAGACTTTGAAGAGTGTATGCGGCGGCTGAAGGAATACACAGTTCTTCAAGCCGCTGATGTATGGAAGGAATCTAACCCTAAGACGGCGGAAGATGTAGAGAGATTCTACAAAGACAAGGCCGATTACTATTTATACGAGTTAACTAACTGGAATTGCACAAACGAAGTTTATCAGTCTCACAATGCTCCTCTTTTGGGGTATCACGGCAAGAAAATTCTAGAGATAGGGGCTGGTATTGGGACGCTATGTATTCAGTTAGCTTATGCGGGAAACGATGTTACTTATTGTGATATTAACCCAACATTGAGCGCCTTTGCCAAGCAGAGATTTGAGGATAGAGGGTTATACATTCCGCAGGTAACGAATCTTAATAATCAGAGAGACTTTGAGATCATAGTTGCCAATGACTTCTTTGAGCATATCCATCCTGATGAGTTACCGAAACTTCTGAAACAGATTGCAACCTGTCTTAGAGACCAGGGGTTTGTCTATCATCGGTCAAACTTCAAGCAACAGGACATCTTCCCGATGCACTTTGACCACTCCGAGTATTTTGTCAAACAGGCGAGGGATGCCAACCTGATAGTGCGTGCAAATGGGGATTTGGTCAAAGGTGGGGAGAGTCGAGGTGTTCAAATTGGAGTTCCGATGTTAGGTCCGATGACAGACGAATGGTTCTATTCGTTTGTGGGATTAGACAAACCGCCAGGAACGAAGTTGACGAAGGTTTCTTCTCGTCCTGCGGATGAAGCTCGGAATATGATCATTAAACAATTAGAGAAGGACTGGCTGTTCTTCATGGATGCTGACCAGACCTTTCATCCCGATACGTTAAGGAAATTATTATCATGGGACCTTCCAATAGTAAGTGGTTTATATTTCAAGTCCCCGGGCAATCCTGTGCCTCATGCTTATAAATATGCTTATCAAGACACGGAAGGGGCGACTAAGGACACTCATTTCTATGCTGCCCTGATTGATCCTGTGACTCAATTCTTGTTAAAGCACACTGACAAGCTGAAGAACAGTGAGGCAGTTATCTTACCCTCTACGAAGGAAGATTTACTAGAAGTGGACGGCGTAGGCGGAGGGTGTTTATTAGTTCATAGACAGGTATTAGATGCTATTGAACCGCCCTGGTTTGAGTATAACAAGGGAACATTCGTAGGCGAGGACTTCTACTTCTGCCGGAAAGTGCAAGCTGCGGGATTCAAGATATTTTTGGATCCTGGTGTTATATGCGGGCACAGGATGAAGGCGTATATCAACACAGAGCATTTCCTTAACTTTATCACGACAAAAGGGAAGAAGTTAGAAGGTGTCTATCAATATCCCTGGAAGGAGCCTGGAGAATGAAAACCGTCATGGTAGCAGGCGACTTCGGGAAGATACATTCGGGGCATTTATTACATATCGCCAAAGCCTACGAATTGGGAGATTGGCTGTATATCGTGACTCACTACGATTATGAGATCACCGAGAGGAAAGGGTATATCCCCGATCTCCTAGAGAATAGGGTCTTCATACTCAATACCTTCCTGAAAGGCTTGGGGGGATATGGTGAAGTCATCATGGCATTAGATAGAGATGGGACGGTAGCTGCCACAATTAAGTATTTAGGTCCTAACATCTTTGCCAAGGGCGGAGAATACAATTTACAGAATATGCCATCTTTAGAGATAGATGCCTGCAAGGAAGTAGGCTGTGAGATTATCTTCGGAATCGGGGAGACATTAAATCAGAGCCGATTGATAGCAAACAAATGAAATGCAAGGATTGTCTCCTATGGCGGAATGAAGAAGAAGAAACACGAGATCAATTAGTCAATTTTAACGTAGATACTGCAAGATGGTTGGGCAAAAAAAACCCAAGTCTCACTCTCATTAAGGCACTTGACCAAGAACATGACTCGCTTGACCGCAAATGGCGAAGGCTTTGGGCAATCTCAAAGACTGAATGTCCACCAGGACGGTGTATCTTAATATCTGAACTAAATCAGGAGGAGCATGAAGGACCTACTTTGTATCCAGTTGGAAACCACGAATCATTGTAATGCCAAGTGTCTATTCTGTCCGCATTACAAGTTCGAGGAAATGGGGTTTATGACAGATGAGTTATACGACAAGATTCTGTCTGAAGCTCAGAAATTACCTAACATATCTGAGATCATCCCCATGCTGACCGGTGAGCCGTTCCTTGATAAGAAATTCGTCCCTAGACTGAGAAAGTTAAGGGCAATGTTCCCACAGATACAGATTGAAGTCTATACAAACGGGAGTCTATTAAAAGACGAGCTTATCCAGCAGTTGAAGGACATTCCTAATATACGATATAGCGTCTCACTAAACGGATTTAACCCCGAGACGCGCAAGAAGATGATGGGCTTAGACGACTACTGGGATGTGGTCTTTGCCTTCAAGACTATGGAGAGGTTAGGGATAAAGTACAGAGCGACGATGGTAGCGTATCCCGAACTTTCCAGAGAGGAAATGAAGGGGTTTATTGAGTCTGGGGGGACCGTGATCCAGTACCAGTCATGGGCGGGGATTCAATATCCCTATCAAAGACGGAGATGGACCTGTTGTGTTAGGGCGGTTAACACCATGACGATACGATACAACGGAGACGTGGTTTTGTGCTGCTTCGATCCGTTCGGAGAGGTAACATTCGGCAATCTAAATAACGAGACAATCGAGGAGATATGGAAGGGAGACAAACATCAAGAATA